CTCGGCATCCCCTACTCCGTCGAGGAGCTGCGCGACGGCGTCGCGGACGTGGTGACCGTCGAGAACGAGGAACAGGCCCCCGCGCGGACGGCACGCCGGCGGGCCGTGAAGCCCGCACCGCCGCAGATGCCGGAGCCGTCGCTGGACGAGTCTGACGGGCCGGAGCCGCTGCGGTCCGAGGAGCAGCACCGGATGTTGTTCGCGCTGCTGGGTGACAACCACCTGGCGGGGGACGAGATGCGTCCTCAGCGTCTGGCGTGGATGTCCGATGTGCTCGGCCGTGAGGTGTCGACGTCGAAGACGTTGACCGTGTCGGAGGCGTCGAGGCTGATCGACGCGTTGGATCCGCAGCCGCCGTCGGACGAGCCGCCGCTGGACGGTGCGTCGTGACCGCCCCGGAGATGACCGCCGTGCAGGCGGCCGAGCTGGTGCTGGACCTGGCGGTCGGCGTCGACCCCGACGACATGCCGCGCCTCGCCGCATGGCTCGCTACGGAGGCCGACGAGCGGACCGTGCTGCGGCACCTGCTGGAAGCCCGGCAGATCGACCTGGTCGACGTGTTGCGGGCACAGACCATCACCGAGTACCAGGAGCGCCGGGAGGCGCAGATGGACCTGCTCGTGGACGCCGGCCTCGCGCTACTGGCGAGGTTCCGATGACCGCCGCGACGTGGACACTCCCGCAGGCCGCCGAGTTCGTGGCGTTCTGGGCGCTCAGCCCCAAAAACCGCGACATGCCCGGGTTGGTGTTCGCCCTCACGCACGTCGCCGGACGGGACACCGTGCAGGGCCTGATCAACGACGCGTGGGCCGAAGTGTTCACCGTCGGCTGCCTGGGCGACATGGACCGGCTGGACGCGGCGACGGTGCTGCTCCTCGGGAGGTTCCAGTGACCGCCACCGAGACCTCCGTTCCCGGCCGTGAAAGGGAGACCCGGCCGGGAACGGAGCACCACCGCCACGTCATCGGCGTCGACCTGTCGCTGACCGCCACCGGCATGAGCGACGGCGCCACGACGTGGCTCGTCCGGTCGAAGGGCAAGGAGACCGCGACGCTGCTGGACCGCGCCGAGCGTCTCGAACGGGTCCGCAACGAGATCCTCAGCCACCTTGTCACCCGTCCGGGACTGGACCTTGTGCTGATCGAGCAGCCCGCGTACTCGCGGCAGAACGGGCACATGCACGACCGATCGGGCCTGTGGTGGCTGGTGGTAAACGACATCCTCGCGCACGGGTTCGCGCTGGTGGAGGTCGCCCCGACGGCGCTCAAGAAATACGCCACCGGCAAGGGCACCGCGAACAAGGGCGCGGTCGTGGACGCCACCGCACGCCGGTTCCCCGACATCGACACCGGCTCCGGCGACGACAACCGCTGCGACGCCCTGTGGCTCGCCGCCATGGGCATCGACCATCTCACCGGCGTCTCAGTCGTCCCGGCCGCACAGCGCGCGGTGCTCGACAACGTCGCCTGGCCCGAGGTGGTGGCGTCATGACCGACGACGTGACCTTCCAGCAGCCCGCAGGGTGGCGCGAGGTAGCCGCCATCAACGGCCACCAGTACGAACTGCGGTTCCTCACCCACGGCCGCATCCGCCCACAGTGCACATCCCCCTGCTGGTGGACCGGCACCCCGTGGCGACCCGAAACCGGCACCCCCGAACGCATCGACCACGCCGCACGCGAATGGCACACCCACGCCGCCACCGCCCCACCCATCACCCGAGAGCAGGCCGCATCATGACCACCACCGCCGCATGCCTCACCATCGCCGCGGCCCTCGCCCTCATCCGCTACGGCGTGCACCTGCTCCTCGACTGGGTCGAAACCAACCGCGCCGTCGACCGGGCCATCGGCAGCCTCGACGACCCCCACGACGGCTTCGACCACAACCTCGACCGGCACACCACCTGCCCCGTCCCCGGCTGCGTCACCTGCGCCCTCACCCGGGAAGGCGCCCGATGAACGGCCTCTACTACTCCGACGACACCGTGTCGCTGTACCACGGCGACGCCCGGCACCTGCTGCCGTACATGGCCGACGCCGACCTGATACTGGCCGACCCGCCGTACGGCTCGACCGGCCACACCTGGGACCGCTGGCCCGACGGCTGGCCCGAGCAGGCCGCAGTGGTCGCCAAAGCCATGTGGTGCTTCGGGTCGATGCGCGTCTTCCTCGCCCACCACGGCGAGATCGAAGCCGCCGGGTGGCGGTACTCGCAGGACACCATCGGCACCGACGACGACGGGCACGCCGTGTGGGAGAAGAACACCGGCTCCCGGCCGTCCTCATCGGACCGGCTGAACTGCGTCCACGAGCACGCCCTGTTCTGGTACCAGGGCCGGTGGACCGACGTGTACCACCAGGCCCCCCGCGTGCCGCGCACCGGTCCGCCACACAAGAGCACCGTCCGGCGAACCGTCGACCACGCCGAGCAGCTCAGTGGCGGGAAACTCGGTGCCGTCGACTGGACCGATGACGGCACCCGCGCTCTGCGTTCCGTCATCCGCGTCCCCAACATGCGCGGCAAAGCACGGCACGGCAACGCTACCGAGAAGCCGCAGGGCCTCCTACTGCCGATGCTGGCCTACGCCTGCCCACCCGGCGGCACCGTCATCGACCCCTTCGCCGGATCCGGCAGCACCGCGATCGCCGCCCGCGCCCTCGGCATGCACGCCGTCCTCATCGAGGAACGCGAAGAGCAGTGCGAGGCCATCGCCCGCCGCCTGTCCGAGTCCGTCCTGACCTTCGACGGGGGAGCCCGATGACCGCCGCCGGGGCCATCGCCCTCACCGCCGCCCTCATCCTTGCCGCCGCCGCATTCAGCGCCTGGGCATGGACCACCACCCGACGCCCAGCGTTGCCGGCACGGCCGCCGCTCGACGACCAGCCCGCCGACTACATCGCCGACGTCGCCCGCGAGGTGTTCCAGCCATGAACCATGTCGACCTCGACAACCTCCTCGACGGCACCCAGCCCTGCGCCGCCGAACCCGAGCTGTTCTTCCCCCGCGAAGGCGAAGCGAACCGGCCCGCGCAGCGCATCTGTGCAGGCTGCCCCTTCCTCTACCCCTGCCGCGCCTACGCCCTCACCCACCGCGAACACGGCGTGTGGGGCGGCCTCACCGAAAACCAGCGCGCCTACGAACGGATGCGCCTCGGCATCACCGCCGCCGACCCGCCACCCATCAAACCCCGCAACACCCGCACCACCGGGAGAGCGGCATGAGCGCCACCGAACACGGAACCCCACCAGCCCACGGCACCCGCGCCCGCCACACCTACGACGGCTGCTACTGCCAAGGCCCCGGCGGCTGCGCGGAAGTGCACCGCAGATACCAGAACCGCCGCGCCCGGCTCATCGGCTACGGCCAATGGGAGCCCTACGTGGACGCCGACCCCGTCCGCGCCCACATCCGTGACCTCAGTCAATCCGGCATGGGCTGGAAGCGGACCGCAGAAGCGGCCGGGGTGGCACCCAGCACCGTCTGCAAACTGATGTTCGGCAGCCGAGGGAAGCCGCCGTCCCGGCGGTGCCGCCCCGAAACCGCCGCCGCGATACTCGCCGTCCACCTCGACCCGGCAGACGGTGCGCGGGTCCTCGCCTTCGGGGCGCAGCGCCGCCTGCAGGCCCTCGTCGCCCTCGGCTGGTCCCAGTCGAAACTCGCCGCCCGGCTCGGCGTCCTGCGCTCCAACTCCACCGCCCTCATGACCCGCACCCACCTCAGCGCCGCCACCGTCCGGGCCGTCCACAAGCTCTACGACGAACTGTGGGACCAGTTCCCCCCCGAGGACACCCACCGCGACAAGATCGCCGCCACGCGGGCCCGGAAGCACGCGCAGAAGCACCGCTGGGCACCGCCGCTCGCGTGGGACGACGACGCCATCGACGACCCGAACGCCCAACCCGAAGGCGTCGGATTCCGCCGCAGCCGCATGCACGGCGTCATCGAACACGGCACCGAAGCCGGGGCCCGCGCACACCAGCGCGCCGGAGAGACCCCCTGCACCGAATGCCGCGGCGCCGCTACCCGCGCCCAAGCCGACCGGCGCGCCAGGAAAACCGCATGACCATCCGCATCCCCACCCAGACACCACCCGTCACCTACCGCGCCAACTGCCCCGGCTGCAACCAGGACTGCACCTGGACCGACCGCGTCATCAAAACCGACGAGCGCGGCTTCGAAGTGTGCCGCGTCGAAAGCGACGGCGGCGACTGCAACTGCACCCAGGAGGCCGCGGCATGAGGCACACGTCGCGGCTGACGGTGCCGCCGCACCCACACCAGCCCACCGGCATCGGCATCCGGCCACACCTCGACCCCTGCCGCCGCGACGGCTGCGGCATGCCCCCCTCGCACGCGATCCACCACGGCGGCGACGACCCGGCGCGGGACATCACCGAACCCGCACACCCCCGAAAGGACCAGACGTGAACGGCCCGGGGTGACCCCCACCCGCGCCCCGTCCCCAGCACCGCCGCAGGGAGAAGGAACCCCCCACATGAGCGTCACCCAGAGGCTCCGCTACGAAATCCTCAGACGCGACAACCACGCCTGCAGGTACTGCGGAGCCACCGCACCCGGCGTCCCCCTCGCCGTTGACCACGTCATCCCACGCGCCCTCGGCGGCACCGACGACCCCAGCAACCTCGTCGCCTCCTGCAGGCCCTGCAACAGCGGCAAGAGCGCCACCCCCCCAGGTGCGCCACTCGTCGCAGACGTGGCCGCCGACGCGCTCCGCTGGGCCGGCGCCATGAAGCTCACCGCCGAGGTGTTCGCGATGGAGCTCAACGAGAAGCAGCTCTACCGCGGCCACGTGGACAGCGTCTGGTCCGGATGGACACACGGGACCCAGAAACTGCCTGTGCCACGCCCTCTCGGCTGGGAAGACACAGTGGACCGCTTCATCGCCGCGGGCATGACGGCGCCGCTGCTCACCGAAGCCATCCGGAAGGCGATGGCGGCCTGGAGGGTCGAGCCAGAGGACACGTGGCGGTACTTCTGCGGCATCGCCTGGCGGCAGATCGGCGAGATGCAGCAGGTCGCCCGACAGATTGCCGCCGCCAACCTCGCCGACGAGGACGGCGGCTGATGGCACGCAACTACGCGCAGATCGCGCTCCGCATCTGGCGCGACGACGACGTCACCACACGCAGCCGCGACGCCCAATGGCTGTACATGCTGCTGCTGTCCCAGCCGAAGCTCAACGCCGCCGGCGTCATCACGCTGTCGGTCAGGCGGTGGAGCCGACTGGCCGCCAACACGTCCGCGGACGTCGTCGGGGCCGCACTGGACGAACTCGCACGACACCGGTTCGTGGTCGTGGACGAGGACACCGAGGAGGTGCTGATCCGATCGTTCATCCGCAACGACGGCGGGTGGCGGAACCCGAACCACTGGCCGGCGGCGCGGGACGAGGCGATGAAGACGGAGTCGCCGAGGCTGCGATTGGTGCTTGCGCACGAGCTGTCGAGGCTGCCGGAGGACAAGCGGCCGAAGGACACCGAGGCTGTGATCGAGGCACTCCGGGAGGGCATTCCAGAAGCCATCCGAGATGGCATGTCCGATGGCATCCCGGATGGCATGCCAGATGCCGTGCTCGATGACCCCGGTGTAGGTGGTTACGTAAGTCTCCAAGTAGGAGCACCAACACCAGAACCACAACCGACACCTACACGCGGCACCGCGTCCGTCGTCCAGCCCGAAGGCAACCCCGGCGCCGCCGAATCGATCCTCGTCGAATGGACCGACCGCTGCGACCGCCGACCACCCGGCAAGGTCGTCAACGGCATCGGCGTCGAAGTCGCCCGCATGCTCCACGAAGGCGTACCCGCCGACCACATCCGCGAAGGTCTCGCCGCCTGGGCCCGCAAGGGCGGCACCGGGCCCGGTGCGCTGCCGTCGTTCGTCAACGACGTCATGAACCGCCCAGCCGGGCAGCTGGCCGTCCGCAACGGCACGAACGGCGCGGCCCTGTCCACCACCGACCAACGGGTCGGCGCCGGACTGACCCTCGCCGCGAAACTCCGAGCCCAGGAGGACCAGGCATGACCCCGTCCGAGACCGCCACCCTCCTCGCGAAATGCGCCGCCTACGACCGGCGCACCATCGGCGAAACCGACGTCGCCGCCTGGCACGACGCCCTCGCCAACATCCCCTTCGCCGACGCCTCCGCCGCCGTCACCGAGCACTACACCCGCACCTCGCAGTGGATCGGGGTGGCGGAGGTCCGCGACGGCGTGAAACGGATCCGCGCCGCCCGGCTCAGCCGCGCCGACACCGTCCCGCCGCCGCCGGTGGACCCGGACGACGTGCCCGCCTACCTCGATGCGTACCGGGCTCAGCGGCAGGCGATCGCGGACGGCCACGCGGTGCCGCAGGTCGGGGAGTTGCCGGCGCGGAATGTGACGCCGTTGCTGCGCCGGGTGGGGCGTCGGATCCCGCCGGAGGGTGGCGAGGCGTCGTGACGGCCGTGGACTGCTCGTGGAATGGCCCACCCTGGTGCCGGAGCCGCACGCTGCGGCCCGGGCAGGGCTCGGCCGCCGCTCTGTACCGGCAGCGTCTCTGTGGCGCCCAGAAAGCTTCTCAGCCGCCGCCGGGCTCTTGGACTGTGCCCGGCTCGTGGATCACCTCCCTGGAAGGAACCTTCGCGTGACCGACACCCCGACGACCCGCTACAGGCTCTCGTTCGAGATGGTGAACATGACCGAGCTGTGGCGCTACAGCAACGCCGACCCGCTCCAGTACAAGAACACCACCCAGACGGTGCCGAACTCCCAGATCCCCGACGAGCACTGGCACCTGGTGAGCAAGGAGACCGACGACCCCTGGGACCAGCACGGGCAGCTCAAGGCGTGGGCTGACGCGGACGAGCAGTTCGTGCGCAACGTGACCCTCGAGCAGGCTGGCGAACCCGCCTGGCGAACCGTGACCTCGCCGGATGCCGAGGCACCCCGGTGACCGTCTACGTGGACGACTTCCGCGTCCCTGCCCGCGTCGGACGCCTCACCGGCCGGTGGTCGCACCTCACCGCCGACACCGTGGAGGAACTCCACGCGTTCGCCGCCCGGCTCGGCATGAAGCGTTCGTGGTTCCAGGACAAGGGCGACGGGCGGTGGCACTACGACGTCACCGATCCGAAGCGTGCCGCGGCGGTCGAACTCGGAGCGACGCCAATCACACTCCGGGAGATGGGCGCGTTCGTCACTGCCCGTCGTGCTGGTGTCTCACGTGAGGCCACCCCGTGACCCCCGAAGAGGCCGCCCGGATCAACGCCGCTAGTGGTACGGCGTACTGGACTGACGATCAGGGCTACCCGAACGCGGGCTGGGAGTTCCAGCCGGACAGCCGCGACACCGCAAGCACGCTGCCGACCGCGCCGACGGCGGGTACACCGGCAACCGCTTGGACGTGGTTTGAGCATCGCGTGGAGACCGCCCGGATCTGCGCCATGGGTCGCCGCGATCCCGAGGGGGTTCGACTGAGCCTCTCGGACGCCGAGTCGCTGCTGAAGGCTCTGGCGGCGGCCCGCGAGGAAGGACGCGCCGAGGTCCGGTACGAGGCGGACATGAACCGGGCTGGGTACGAGTACGCCCAGTCGCAAATCGAAGCCCTACGTGCCGAGGTGGCGACTGCCCGCGCCGCTGCTGCTGCGGCCCCCGACACCACCCACGAAGGAGACCCACGATGATGCTCCGTTTCTGGGCAGACCTCGTCGTCTGCGCGTTTCTGTTCCTGATGATCTTTGTGACGGCCGGGCTGCTGGTTCTGGTGTCGTCGTGACTGCCTCGTCGTCGCCGGGGGAGGTTGGCGGTAAGCCGTTGCACGGCTGGTCGTGTGCTTGTGGCGATACGGGCCCCGGAGACCACGCCGAGACGACTGGCCCGGCTGGTCCGCAGTGGACGTGGACCGACGAGGCGCTCGGCGCGGCGCTCGACGGGTTGGCGGGACGCTGGCCGGGCGCCGAGCAGGAGATGTGCGACGCCAACGATGTGGTGCTCGCTGCTCTGGCCCCGCACGTGGCCCGGCAGGTCGCCGACCTCACCGCCGAGGTGGAGCGGCTGACCCGCGCACTCCGAGACAAGGTCGAAGCCGTGAAGGCGCTGTGCGACGCGGCAGAGACGCCCCCGGGCTACGTCTCACCGGAGTGGCGACAGGCCGTCCTCGAGGGGGACGCCTCGCCGGTTCTCCTGGTCCGCGACATCCGCCGCGCCCTCGACACCACGCCACCCACCGAAGGAGATCTCCGATGAGCGGCATCGTCTACAAGGACACCCCGATGCCTGTAGTCACCGACGCGTCCCTCAATGGAGGGCCCGCCGTGAAGGTGTGCCTGCCGGACGGCGCCAACTACGGCGACGACCAGGATCCCGCCGAGTACCGGGACCTCGCGGACTGGAACGAGGAGGACATCACCGGACACCCGGAGGTGGTGCTCGCGTACCTCCGCGCTGCGGTGGCCGCCACCGAGGCGTACCTCGCGAAGGACGCCTGATGGAGGTCACCGACCTGGGTGTCCTGGTCCGCCACGGTGGCGACGGCGTGTGGGGGCCGTGGCGCGAGGTCGAGTGGTGCGCCTATGTGGACGCCGCCACCCGGGGCTGGCCGCGTTTCAAGCTGCGCCTGCACATCTCCGGTGACGACCAGCCGACCAGGTATTTCATCGCCGAGCCGGAAGGCACGCCGTGAGCACATTGGACGACCCCACTCAGGTCACCGCCATCGGTGTCGTGATCTGGCACCTCGACGCCGACGTGTGGGGGCCGTGGGAGCCCGTGACGGGGCTCGAGTACGGCAAGGCCCCACTCGAGCGGCGGCCCCGGGCTCAAGTGTCGATCGATCTGCCGGACGGTGACCTGGCGACCCTCTACTACGTCGCCTACCCGAAGGACAAGTCGTGACCCTCGACGAGCGGGTACGGGCACGGCTCGACGAGATGCAGCAAGCCGCCGATCAAGGTGTGGCGTGGGTGCCTGAGAGCGCTGTTGATCTGATGGTCGCCGCCGGGCACGCCGGGGACATCACTGCCCCGTACATCGCGTCGGAGAACGGCTCGTGGGCGCGGGAGGTGTGGCTGCCGTCGCTGCGCAGGCGTGCCGAACGACATGGCCCGAGGGGACCGGAGGTGCTCGGTCTGGTCACCCGGACGCACTGCGCCGCCGGATGCAGCGGCGTGTTCACCGCGGCCGACGGCTACCCGTCCATCGGCCCCGTCGACTGGCCCTGCCCCGACTACCGCGACCTGTGCGCCGAGGTCGGCGTCGAAGTGGACGCACCGCAACGAGGGGGAACCACGTGACCACCCACTGCGCCCGAGGCCACCGCTGCCCCGGCAGCACCAAAGTCAACGGCGACGACAGCGACCAGCCCACCCACCTCGGCGCCGAAACCAGCCGAGCCCTCTGCGACACCTGCGCCGAACGCCTCACCGGACACATCCGCGACCTACCAGCCCTCTACATCGAGCTCGTGAACCTGCTGCCACCCGGGCAACGCGGCGGCGACGGACGCTCCTCACGCGGCGAGATCGGGGCACCCGTCAACTTGGGCGTCGAGGCGCAGATGCGCCGCGCCGTACTGGTCGCCACCACGTGGGACGCCGTGGTGCGTGACGTTGCCGGCGACGGCGACGAACCGGTCAACGTGCGCGACTACACGGCGTTGGCGACCGCGTGCAGCTATCTGGCGCGGCGGGTGAGCGCGCTCATGTCGCTGCCGCCGACGCCGGTGAACCGGTGGGACCCGGCCGCCACCAGGGCGGACACGGGTGGTGACGTGGTGGTGCTCGTGGAGATGGATGGCGCCGACGCCTGCCTGGAGTTGTTCGAGGTGTTCGAGCAGCTCTATTTCACGGCGGGGGTGGGGACCCGTACGGAGTTGTTGGAGCGGCCGTGCTGGTCTTGTGATGTGAAGGCTGTGGTGCGGGTGGTGGGTGGCGACCGGGTGGTGTGCAAGGCGTGTAAGGCGTGGATGACGTTGGACGACTACGACGCGATGACGTACCGGTCCGCGCATTTCCGTACGCACGGGCATCTGCGGTTGGAGGAGGTTGCGGCGATGTTCGGGACGTGTGATTGCGGGTGGCGGGGTCCGTTGCGGGTGCTGCCGCAGTTGGTGGCGGACGACATTGGGGCGCATCGCCGTGTGGTGGCCGACGTGAGGAGCACAGCATGAGCGCGCCGACGCCGGATCCGCCGATCGTGTGGGTGTGCACCGGATGCGGCCACGCGCTCGACGGTAATCCGCGTCTGTGTCCGTACTGCGGATACACCGTGTACCGGCCGACCCGGCCCACTCCGGAGCCGGTGACCGAGACACCGGGCAGCACACCGGCGCCCGTCTGGCCGAACGACGAAGAGTCGCAGCGGCTTCACGGCTTGCCGGGTGTCGACTGGCTGCACGAGGTGTCGCGTCAGGTCGCCGCCCGCGAGGTAGCGGCTCGCGCCATAGCGGCCGAGGGGTGGGTGGCTGTGCTGGGCGAGAACTCGGCCTTCCTCGCCGAGCAGCGTGACGCGGCTCGCGCCGAGGTCGCGGACCTGCGTGCCGAGGTGGCTCGACTGAGGCACCACATCAAGGCGTGCCGACAGGACCACGTCGACCCGCACCGGAGCGTCGTGTTCTGCGACTGCGGGCGCGTGTTCGACGCAGACAACTGGATCGTCGCCGTCATCATGCACGCGAAGCACGCGCAGGAGAGCACGGCATGAACGAGAGGGACCTCGCCTACGCGGCAGCACTCATCGACACCCTCGGCGTCCTGCGGCTCCGCGAGGTCGGCCCGAGCCAGCTACCCGTGGCCGCCGTCCACGGCACGCACGGCGGTGCGCTGGACTTCCTCGCCGACCTCACCGGCACGAAGGTCACCCGCACCGCGCGGGACTACCAGCGGCGAACCGTCGAGCAGGTGGCGTCGTGATCCAGCACCCTTGCACGATCCTGCACTTCGACCCGGAGGAGGGCGCGGTCCCCGTCGCCGAAGCCGCCCGGATCGCCGGGGTCACCGAATCGACCGTCCACATGTGGGTCACCCGCGGCTACCTCGACGCCACCGGCACCCGGCAGAAAGTCCCGGGGCTCCTCTTCCGGGGCGTGCGACACGTGGTCGTCCTCGACGTCCTCATCGCCGAAGAAGCCGCCGCCAGACGCGGCCGAGGACGCGCACGCAGACGCGCAGCTTGAACACACGCAGTCAATGTGAGACGGTGGTGCCACTGGACGAACTGTGCCCAGCGATCCCCGCAAGTCCTATCCAGGGCTGGCGGGGTTTTTTCGTGTCCCGTGACCGGGGGTGCGCCGTGACGCTGCCCATGACCCACCTCCGCTGCCGAGAGCTCGAACGGCGCATGAAGGCCATGAACCTGCGCGTCGCCGAACTGCGCACCCCCGAATACTGCAAGGCGCCCGAGTTCTATCCGCACGTCACCGACCGCATCGACCACGTGATCGCCGAGGTCGACCGGCTCCTCGACGAGTGGACCAAACTGCGGCGGGCCGCCACGTGAGCACGCAGCGGGGGGCGTTCGACTCCGAGCTGTCGATCCGCGCCGTGACCGCGACCACGTGGGCCCTCACCGCGCCGCTGGTGTGGACCGGCACCCGGGGCGACACGTTCAGCATCCCCCCCGGGTTCCGGACCGACTTCGCCACCGTCCCACGGTTCCTCCACTGGCTCGTCCTGCCCTACGGCGCGTACACGCGTGCGGCGGTGCTGCACGACTGGCTGATCGAGACACGCATCAACCACCCCGACCCGGCGCTGCGGGTCGCGTCGCGGGACGTCGACGGGATCTTCCGCCGCGTGATGGAAGACCTGGGTGTGCCGTGGGCGACCCGGTGGGCGATGTGGTCGGCGGTCCGTGCGGCGTCGCTGTTCAACAGCGACCGGGCGCCCGGCCGTGCTTTCGCCGCCGACGCGCCGAAGGTGCTCGGTATGGCGCTGCTCGCCGGTCCGGTGGTCCTCCCCGGGGCCGTCGGGGTCCTGATCTCCCTGGGCTGCGCGCGCCTACCGGCCGGTCTCGCCCGACTCCTCGGCGCGGCGCGCACTGCAGCCCCGTGACCGGTGGGCACATGCTGGCGGCCGCCACCTGACCAGTGGGACCGCATCAACGCCCTCCTGCCCCGCCGCGTCCGCATCGAAATGCGGGTCCTCGACTTCCTGTTCGCCGAACACCCCTGGGAACAGCGCCTGGTCGTCCGCCTCCGAACCCTCCAGACCCGCTTCGGGCGCAAGCCGTAGGGCGCTGCCACACACCACCCGCCCACACCTCACCCCGAGAGGGGGTGAACCCAATGCTCACCGGACTCCTCGCGGACATCGTCTCCACCCTCCTGAACCTCGTCGGAGGTCTCGTCTGACCCCCAGGGCGGCCCGGCAGTCGACCCGTGGCTGCCGGCCGCCGCCCCCACCGGAGCTCCGAGGGGGGTCGAAGTGAGGTGGACTCCGATCGGTTCGACCCCGACAAGGACGCGGCCCGGCTCCTCGCCATAGCCCGCAGCGTGGCCCGCGCGCACCTGCGCCGGTACCCGATGACCGTCAGCGACGGCTGGGATGTGGACGACATGACCAGCGAGGCCGTCTACCACGGGCTCACCGCGCTCACCCGCTGGACACCGCACGGCGGGGCGTCCTGGCAGAACTTCGTGTGGCCGCGTATGCGGGGTGCGCTGATCGACGAGATGCGGCGCCGGGGTTCCCTCACCCGCACGGAGCTCGCCCGCGGCGTGACGGTCGACGAGCTGCCGGAGCACAGGCAGAGGGCGGTCGCGCTCGACGGCTGCGATGACGACGACTACGTGTGGAATGTTCCCGACCTGGCGGCGTCCCGCGCCGTCGCGGCTGTGGATGATCGGCTGTTCGTCGCGGATGTGCTGCGGGCCCTGTCGGCGAAGGAGCGTGAGGTTGTGGTGCGGCGGTATCTGCTGGACGAGACGCTGGTGCGGATCGGGGCCCGGTTGGGTGTCACCGACGTTCAGGTGTGTCACATCCGGACGGCCGCGTTCGCGAAGATCCGCAGGTGGGCGAAGACACGCGGCGTCGTCTGGTGGGGAAGCTGATGTGGCCTACGTCGTGGCGCGCGGCACCTTGGCCAGCGCAGCCAGCAGCTGCGTGAGCAGCTCGTTGGTCCGCTTCTGCTCCTCGAGGATCCGCTTCAACGTGATCGTCTGGATGCTCTCCCCGATGCCCATCACCCGACCGTAGCCGGGGGCGCAACATGGGCGGCTGGGCCAACAGCACCCGCTCCCGGCGCCTACCCCCTGACTGGCGCAGCATCCGCAGGCGCATCCTCACCCGCGACCAGCACCTGTGCCGCATCCGACTACCCGGCTGCACACACCAGGCCACCGACGTGGACCACGTGGTGCCGGGCGACGACCACAGCGACACCAACCTGCAGGCCGCGTGCCTGCCCTGCCACCTGAAGAAGACCGTGGCCGAACGACCCAAGCCACCCACCACACAGCGGCCGGCAGAGAAGCACCCAGGCTTGACGGGGTGACTCCACCAGCACGGATCCTCACTGCCAGTCACGAATCCAAGCGGACTAAACGGACATAGGGGGGCAAGACCCCCCTCCCGGGCATCTCCGGCTCTCGTTAGGTGCTGCGGGTCGCGGTCCGTACGGGCCTGGGGATGGTGCCCCCGCCCGGGAGTCGTACCGCACGCTGGCGCACGAACGCGGCACTGCCGGTGTCGCGGTGACCCTGCGGTGCCCGGCGCCGGGAGATTGGCTCTGAGCCCGTTTACAGCCTCACGCCGTCCGGTCTAGACTGGACACATGGAGCTCTACGACGGATCCGGTAGGCGGCTGCTGACCCTCGCGCAGGTCGCCGAAGCGCGCGGCGTGACCGTCGCCGCGGTGACGAAAGCTCGCCAGCGGGGCACCCTGCCGGAGCCGTTGTGGCTCGACGACCGGACACCGCTGTGGCTCGCGGACGACGTGGTGCCCGACCCGGTGCCGGTCGAGCTGCGTGTGCTGGACCGGTGGGTGTGCCACAACCGGCGGAAGGTGCCGGTGCGGCCGAACGGCAAGGCCGCGTCGTCGACCGACCCGGCGACGTGGTGCACGTACGAGGCGGCGAAGGCCGGAGGCTGGGATGGTGTCGGGTTCGCGTTGGACGGCGACGGGATCGTGTGCCTGGACCTGGACCACTGCCTGATCGGCGGTGTGCCGACGGTGGCTGCGGCCCGTCTGCTGGACCGGCTCCCGGCGACGTACGTCGAGGTGTCCCGCTCCGGTGAGGGCCTGCACGTGTTCGGGTACGGCGACGTGGCCAAGGGCTGGAAGCGGACCGTGGACGGTGTGCAGGTCGAGTCGTACAGCCGGGACCGGTTCATCTACGTGACCGGTCGCCGCTGGTCGGCCACTTCCGAGCTCGCGGACCTGTCGGCGGTGATCGGTTCTCTGTAGCGCCTTCCCGGCATGGGGACGCGCGACGTTCCCGACATGGGAGGCACGACATGGCAGGCAACGGCCCCCGTCCGAAGGATCCGAACCGCCGGGCCCGGCGCAACTCCGATCCTGTTCCGCTGCGTGTGATCGCGGCGACGCCGACGGGGCAGCCTGATCTGCCGACGTTCGAGGTTGAGGTCGGCGGGGAGTTGACGGAGTTCGCGTGGCCGGCGCGGACGCGTGAGTGGTGGGCGATGTGGGCTGAGTCGCCTTTGTCGGCGGAGTTCACGTCGACGGATTGGTCTGAACTTTTGGATACGGCGGTGTTGCACGCGAGGTTTTGGCGGGGCAGCGTGTCGTTGGCGTCGGAGTTGCGGTTGCGGGTGGCGAAGTTCGGTGCGACTCCTGAGGATCGGGCGCGGTTGCGGATCACGTTTGCGCAGGCTGATGAGGCGGAGTCGAAGGGTTCGGTTGTGTCGTCGTCTCGTGGTCGCCGTGGCGGGTTGAAGGGTCTGCCGGGGGCCGACGCGCCGGGTGCGTGAGTTGTGCCGTGGCGTCCGTCGGAGCCGGGTGAGGTTCCGACGCTGGGTTGGACGGTCATCGACTGGGTCGCCGCCTACTTGGCGGCACCGGATCGGGGCGAGTACGAGCCGTTTGTGCTGTACCGGGAGCAGGAGGACTTCGTTCTCCGCTTCTACGAGCTGCACCCGGTGACGGGTCGCCGCCGCCGCCGACGCGGCGTGTACTCGCGGCCGCGTGGTGCGGGGAAGTCGCCGTTCCTGGCGGCGTTGGCGTTGGCGGAGGCTTTGGCGCCGGTGGTGCCGGACGGCTGGGACGCCGACGGGCAGCCGGTGGGCAGGCCGTGGTCGACGGTGCGGACACCGCTGGTGCAGATCTTGGCGGTGTCGGAGAAGCAGACGGCGAACACGTGGTCTCCGCTGCTGGAGATGTGCGACGGCCCGCTGCTGGACGCCTACCCCGGGCTCGAGCCGTTGGACACGTTCGTGAATTTGCCGCGGGGCCGGATCGAGCCGATCACGTCGTCGGCGCGGACGGTGAAGGGCAACCGGCCGGTGTTCGCGGTGTTGGATCAGACGGAGGAGTGGGTGCCGTCGAACGGCGGCCCGAATCTGTTCGAGAAGGTGAAGAACAACACGGCGAAGGTCGGCGGGACGTTCGTGGAGTCGCCGAATGCGTTCACGCCGGGTGACGAGTCGGTGGCTGAGGCGTCGGCCAATTTTTGGCGGGCGATCGTGTCGGGTCACGCCCGTGACGACGGCCTGTTCTACGACCACCGTGAGGCCCCGGCGGACACGGAGCTCGACGACCGTGAGTCGCTGGTCCTGGGTTTGCGGGTGGCGTACGGGGACTCGTCGGGGCATCCGGACGGGTGTGTGCTGCACGATCCGCCGTGCGCGCCGGGGCATGTGGACTTGGATCATCTGGTGGCGACGATCTGGGATCCGACGTCGGATCCGCAGGTGTCGCGCGCGGACTTCCTGAACCAGATCACGCACGCGGCGGACGCCTACCTGTCGCAGCCGGAGTGGCGGCGGTGCACGGACGCGGCGAAGGTCGTCGCGGACGGCGACGTGGTGACCTTGGGTTTCGACGGGTCCCGTGGCCGGGCGAAGGGCAAACCGGATGCGACGGCGCTCATCGGCGTGCGGGTGGCGGACGGGCATGTGTTCGAGCTGGCGGTGTGGGAGGCCCCGGACCGCCGCGAGGACTGGGCGACGTGGGAGCCGCTGATCGTGGAGGTCGAGGCCGCTGTCGCGTCGGCGTTCCAGCGGTACGGCGTGGTGGCGTTCTACTGCGACCCGGCGAAGGACTGGCGCTCGCACGTGAATGCGTGGGAGGCCCAGTTCGGGGGCCGGGTGAAGGTGAAGGCGTCCGCGCAGCATCCGTTCGAGTGGTGGATGACCGGCGGCCGGTCGGGTCTGATCCAGCGGGCGGTGGAGCAGTTCGAGGGCGCGGTGAAGAACGGCGACCTCACCCACGACGGGTCGTGGGCGTTGACGCGGCACATGCTGCAGGCCCGCCGCCGGATTCGGCACCAGAAGTTGACGTTGGGTAAGGAGTCGGACTACTCGCCGAAGAAGATCGACGCCGCGGTGGCCGCGGTGTTGGCGTGGCAGGCCCGTTTGGATGCTGTGGCGGCGGGGTTGGGTGAGTCTCCGGAGTTCTACATGCCGCGCCGTCTGAATTGAGGGGGCGCTGGTGATCGACGTCGATGCCCCGTTCTCTCCGGGTTGGTGGCTGGACCGGCTGTCGAGGAAGCTGAACGACCCGGTACGGCTGAATCGGCTGCAGGGCTTGGCGGACCGTATGGATGGCCGTCCGCCGTTGCCGGCGGGTGCGGAGAACGCCAGGAAGGCGTTCGAGGCGTTCCAGCGGAAGGCGTGCAGCAATTTCGCCGAGCTGATCGTGGAGGCTTTGCGGGAGCGGATGCGTCCGATCGGGATCCGCACGTCGGTGGACGGCGACGAGACCGGGGATGCGGTGGCGTGGCGGGTGTACCGCCGGGCCGGGTTGACGGTGCAGATCGCGGACACGCTGGACTGCATGCTGGGCCTGTCGGAGGGCTACATGATCGTGGGCCCGCCGAGTGAGGACGATCCGACGGTGCCGTTGGTGACGGCGGAGGATCCGCGGCAGGTGGTCACGGAAAACGACCCGGCCCGCCCGAACCGGGTGCTGGCGGCGTTGAAGATGTTCCACGACGACGTGGCGGACCGGGATCTGGCGTATCTAACGTTGCCGAAGGGCGACGGCCGGGCGAAGGTGACCCGGTTCGTGGCGTCGCGTGACGCGAAGCGCCTGAACGGCTGGCGGATGGAGTTCAACTCCCGCACGTGGGGCTGGGACGAGGCCCTGGGTGGTGCTGCCGGGGCGCAGCTGCCGGTGGACAACATGCCGGTGGTGCACTTCCCGAACAAGCGCGGCAAGGGCGAGTTCGAGACGCACACCGACATCCTGGACCGCATCAACCACACCATCCTGGACCGGATGGTGATCGCGACGATGCAGGCGTTCCGGCAGCGGGCGATCAAGGGCCTGCCGCAGTTCTACCCGGCGGGGCACGCGAAGGCCGGGCAGGAGATCAACTACGAGGGTCTGTTCGTGTCGGATCCGGCGGCGTTCTGGCAGTTGCCGGCGGAGGCGGACATCTGGGAGTCGGGGCAGCTGGATCTGACGCCGATTCTGGCGTCGGTGAAGGACGATGTGCAGCATTTGGCGGCGGTGACGCGGACGCCGATGTACATGTTTTCGCCGGAGGGGCAGAACCAGTCGGCGGAGGGCGCGTCGTTGGCGCGTGAGGGTTTGACGTTCAAGGCGGAGGACCGGATCGACCGGGTGGATGACCGGCTGGCGTTGGTGATGTCGCTGTGTTTCCAGTATCTGCCGGACAGCATCCGGTTCGCGAATGGGCGGGATCGGGCGGATCTGGACACGTTGCAGGTGATCTGGTCGCCAGTGGAGCGGTTGTCGTTGGCGGAGCGGGCGTCGGCGTGGTCGCAGACGGCTGATCTGCCGTTGCGGACGCGGTTGGTGAAGGTTTTGGGTGTGCCGCCGCATGAGGCGGATGACATTTTGGCGGAGCAGACGGCGGATTTGGCGCGGGTGGCGGCGTTCGCGCCGCGGCCGGTCGCCGCGGTCCCGGTTCCGCCGCAGCAGGCCACGCAGCAGCCGCGGGCCAGTGGCGCTGTCGCCTGAGCAGGCGGCGGCGCTGGCGTTGGCGTACCAGCAGGCCATGTCGGAGGTCCGTGACCGGGTGACGGCTGCGGTGGAGGCGTCGTGGCTGGCCTTGTCGTCGTGGCGGGACGAGGACATCGCCGCGTTTGTGCGCGCTGTCCTGCCGGTCGTGCTGGGTGGTCAGCAGGCGATGGCCGGGTTGGTGTCGGCGTACCTGGCGGATTCCCGTTCGGCGGCGCTGGATGTGCCGCCGCGACCGGTCGGTGTGCGGCTGGATCGGGTGACGGGTGCGGCTGCCCGGAACGGCACGCCGCCCGGCGTGGTGTACCGGCGTGCGGGTGAGCAGGTGTGGCGGGATCTCGGCGCGGGGAAACCGCTGGATGAGGCTGTGCGGCACGGGTTGGACCGGGCGACGAAGGCGGCGCAGACGGATCTGCAGCGGACGAAGACGCTCGCCGCGCGCGAGGTCATCCGGGACGACGGCGAGGTAGTGGGTCACCGCCGGGTGCTGGTCGGCCCGGAGAACTGCGCGTTGTGCGTGGTGGCCTCGACGCAGAGGTACCACAAGGCGGACCTGCTGCCGATCCATCCAGGTTGTAACTGTGAGCCGCGGCCCATGTACGGACGGTCAGATCCCGGTCAGGTGATCGACGAGGAGACGCTCGCCGCCGCCCACGAGGCGATCATGTCGACGTTCGGTGTTTCCGACGCGGCGGCGCGGAACCCGGACTACCGGAAGCTGATCCTCGTTAGAGATCATTCGGAACTCGGCCCCCTCTTGACCGTTAAGAAACACCGGTTCAGTGGTCCCGAAGTCGTTAAGTCCAAACTCGACTTGTCCGGTATTCCGGGTGGGCGTTGATCTAGAATTGACGTAGGACCCCGGCGCCTGTTGCGAGCAGGCCCGGGGCATGGCCGACTGGTTGGAGTCGACACGTGGACGCTACCTGTTGCGTCGATGGGTGCACAGGGGTGGTTACCGGACGCGGGTGGTGCAACACGCACTACATGCGCTGGTGGCGGGCGAACCGAGACGAGATCACTCGGGAGAAGCTGGAGCGTTCAGAGCGGGTCTGCTCGATAGCGGATTGCGCCCTCCCGGTCCGAGCGCGTGGCTGGTGTGCCAACCACTACGCGATGTGGACGAGAAGGGGCGATCCGGAGGCTGTCGCCCAGCCCTGGCGAGGAAAGCCGTGCGCCGTCGATGGGTGCGAGAAGCCGAACCACAGTAAGGGTCTGTGCGCCATGCATCTATGGCGCCTCCGGGAACGTGGCGCCGTCGGCAGCGCCACGAAGGAGAGGGGCGGGGAGTTCGAGCACGGAACGGTGCTGGGGTACAAGAGCCGTGGCTGCCGCTGCGACGAGTGCCGTGCTGCTGATCGACTCGCGAAACAGGAGTGGCGGGCGAAGAACCGCGACACTCAGAACGCGATGCAGACCCGGTACCGCCTGGCGAACCCTAAGCGCGTCCGCGCGTACAAGCGTAGGTGGGCGCGCGCCAACCCGGACAAGTCCAGGAGCTGGGACCCGGTCCGTGCGCAGGCCCCGTTTGACGCCGAGGCGTTGGAGTACTGCGAGCTGATCGCGAACGACCCGTGCGTCTACTGCGGCGCACCCTCCACTGACATCGACCACATTGAGCCGGTGTCGGTTAGCCGTAGCAGCCACTGGACGAACCTGGCTCCGGCTTGTGACTCGTGCAATTCCAGCAAGGGCGCCAAGCCTCTGCTGGACTTCCTCGCATACCGGCTTCGCGTGGCCGCCGTACTGGCCTGAGCCGTCCCCACTCCCTCTTTCTTCCCCGCGTCTGCGGGGCCGCCCGTCATGGGCAACCAACCGAATCCCGACATGGGAGACACGCATGCCGAAGTACCTGCTACATCCGCTGACCGGTGCGCCCCTCGTTCCGCTCGGTGTCAGTCGACGCGGCCCGATCTGGCCGATCCTCGGCGGCGCAGACGATCCGCCCGCCGATCCTCCGGCCCCGATCCCCGTACCGCCCGTCACGGGCGACACCGGGTTCCCGGCCGACACGCCCGTCGCCGAAATGACCGACGCGCAGCAGGCCGCGTACTGGAAACACCAGTCCCGCAAACACGAGAACACCGCGAAGGCCCGCGGCGACTACGACACGCTGAAAGCCAAAGCCGCCAAGGCCGACGAGCTCGAAGCCGCCAACGCCACCGAGCAGGAGAAGGCCGTCACGGCCGCCCGCAAAGAGGCAGAAGCCGAAACACGGAAGGCGCTCGCCCCCGGCCTCGTCCGGGCCGAGTTCCGGGCCGCCGCGAAAGGTGTCCTGTCCGACGAGCAGCGCGACGCGCTCCTCGAGGACCTCGACCTGTCCAAGTACCTCACCGACAAGGGCGAGGTCGACGAGGCGAAGGTCGCGAACAAGGTGAAGGCGTTCGCGCCTGCCGGCAACGGCCGGGCCGACCTCGGGCAGGGGCGCCGCGACGCCCCGCCGCAGCGCAAGGGCGCGGGCGGGATCGCCGAGGCGGAACGCCGCGGCTACGTGGCCCCGGCGGGAAGCAAGCAGTAGTCAGCGCGGCTCGGGGATGTCCGGTCCGCTCAATCCTCAGGAAGGAACGGCATGACCGACATCTCTGTCATCACCACGTCGTCCCAGGTCGAGAAGCGGTCGTGGCTGATTCCCCAGCCCGGCGGTATCGGCTACGGGTTCACGCAGTCGATCGTCCTCGACGTGTCCGCGTTCACGGCGGGCACGCACTACCCGAACGGGTACATCCCGTCGGGGACGGTGCTGGGGAAGATCACCGCCACGGGGCTGTACGCGCCGTACAACGACGCGCTGGCCGACGGCACGCAGACCGCGGCGGGGTTCCTGTTCTCCGCGGTGAAGGTGCCCAATCCGCTCGACACCACGAAGGACGTGGGCGGCGCTCTGCTGTCCGCGTACGCCGTGGTGAAGACGTCGAAGCTGCCGTTCACCTCGGGGACTGGGTTCCTCGACGCGAACGGGCAGACGGACGTCAAGGCCAATTTCATCTTCCTGATCGCCTGACGAGAGACGAGGAGACACACTCATGGCCATCGTCTTCGACGGGCCGGTCAGCCCCGACGACGTCACCACGTTCGTCCGCCGGGTGCCGCAGTCCGACCAGTTCCAGCTGAACCAGCTGCTGCCGGACCGGTACTTCAACGACAACGAGATCGACTTCGCGGAACTCACCCGCACCAACCGCACGGCACGGTTCCGCGCCTACGACGGGCGTCTTCACGTGTCGGAGCGGGACACGTTCACGGAGAAGAAGACGAAGCTGCCGCCGCTGTCCACGTCTCTGGGGCGTGGCGAGTTCGAGCGGCTGCAGCTGGAGTTCGCCCGCACCGGGGGGACGAACCGGGAGGCGCTGATCCGCGCCATCTACAACGACGCGGAGCAGCTGACCCGCGAGGTCCTCAACCGCATGGAGCTGGCGCGCGGGGATGTGCTGACGGACTTCAAGTTCACGATGCTGTCCGCGAACGGGGAGCCCGCGCTGGAGGCCGACTACGGCGCACCGGCGGGACACGTTGTGGCGCCGGGCACGTTGTGGTCGACGGTGGCGACTTCGACGCCGCTGACGGACCTCATCGGCTGGATCGACACGTACATCGCGGACAACGGTGCCCCTCCCGGGGCGATCTGGATGTCGAACGCAACGTCGCGGCTGCTGCAGCGGAACACGGAGATCATCAACGCGGTCACCGGCGCGGCCGCGGGCCGTACCCGGGTGACGCGCGCGGAGGTCGACGACCTGCTGGCGTCGGAGAACATTCCGGCGGTGCGCACGTACGACGCGAACGTGGACCTCGACGGTGTGACGACGCGGGTGCTGGGCGCCGACAAGGTGCTGCTGGTTCCGGCGAACCCGGGTGACCTGGGCTACACGGCGTGGGGTGTCAGCGCGACCGCGCTGGAGCTCGTGAGCGCGAATGTGGCGGACCTGTCGTTCGAGGACGCGCCGGGGATCGTGGGCGTGGTCGAGAAGACGGGCCCGCCGTACCGGGAGTTCA